CACCCAGTACGTCAGGCGCCCCCTTGCGCTACCGACCGGGGAGAAGTGCCGACTGACTGCGCTGGGTAAAGGTATCGTTGCCCTGCTTGTCGCTGGCAACCGCACGAACCTGGCGACAGGAAGGCCCCTGACCGTCATCGCCGACGCGGGCTGGCAATATTCGACGCCCAGTCCGCAAGGCATGGCGTTTCCGTTCAGGAGGAACGCCAGCGTCAGCACCGAGGCCCTGCCAGCGATCGGCACTGCATCGTTCGTCACGTTTTGGGCGGGCTATCCGGGGCCGGCGGGTGTGCGAGGGCAAACTCCGAATCAACTCACCATGCTGGTCGGCTCGAACGATGCTACCAATGCCATCTTTTCGAGCAAGGCTACGACAGATCGCGGGTCGTCAAGCTCGCGTATTGACACGTGGGGCGCTGTGGCCGTCTGGCCGGACGATATTCCGGTAACAGATGATGTTCTGACGCCTTGGAAGTTCACCGCGCTGTGTACCGTGTGGCGCAAGAACACGATCGATTTCTATCGCGACGGGAAGCGGGTGTACAGCTATCCGCGTAATAGCGGCAATTCGATCGGGTCGAACTCGCTGGTCATCGGTTCGTTCGTCACTGACCCGTATTGGAACTCGAGCAGCGACACCACCATGGCCGGCCGGATCATGGGCGAGTGGACCGACGACCAGGCGTGCGCGTGGACGGCCAACCATCTGCGGCTGTTCGCGGCTGATCGCCTGCCCGTATTCTCGGCTACCGCCAGCGCCGCCCCGATCCAGCTGACCGGCGGCGCCAACCTGGTCGCGGCCGCATACGGCACGCTGTCCACCTCGATTCCGCTTGCTGGCGCCGCCAGCGCGCGCACGGCCGCCGCCGGCACGTTGTTCACAGCGATTCCGCTGTCGGGCGCGGCCACCGCGCGCGTGTCGAGTACTGGCGCTCTGTCCACCTCGATCACGCTGGCCGGCGCCGCCCTGGCGCGCGCCGATGCTGCTGGCGCGCTGTCCACCGCAATTACGCTGCAGGGCGATGCGATAGCTAGGACCAGTGCGACCGGCGCGCTGTCGAGCGCGATCGCGCTGGCTGGTTCCGCAGCGATGCGTTCGGTGGTCGCTGGCGACCTGGCCGGCGGGCCGGCGACGCTCAGCGGGGCGATCACGGTCAAGGCTAGCGCGACCGGCTCGTTGTCCACCTCGATCACGCTCGTCGCCGCGGCCGTGGCGCGCGCGTACGCAACCGGGGCGCTGTCCAGCAGGATCACGCTGGGCGGCTCGGCCTCCATAGCAACTACCGTGTCCGGCGTGCTGACGGCAGGCGAGGACCGGCCCCAGATCGACATATCGAAGATCAACCCGGCGCGCATTTCCGTGTTCCCTGGCAGCGGTAGCCGGGTGGCAGTTTTTGAAGGTTCCGTCAGCCGCGTGGCTGTCTTCGACGGCTCCGGCAGCCGGGTAACGAGGTTCAAATGAGTGCAAAAGAGCCAACTATTATCAACGGCAAGATGACCGTCGACCGGGATCCTGACGAGAAAAGCCACTACGCGGCCGACATCACCCAGGAGCTGATCGACCGCGCTACCACGGCCGCGTCCGTGGAGCTGGTGCTGATCGGCGTGGTGCAGCTGGAGCTGCCGCAGGTCCAGGTGGTGACCCTGGAGGGCGTGCAGCGCACCTACGTCGTCGCCTTCCTGGGCGGCACCGACGCCGACCCGCCCGACGGCTGGAAATGGGTGGCGCGCGTGACCTGTGCAAACGGCGAGCGCTTCGACAAAACAACCTGGTTCAACAAGGTGGATCCATGATCGACGTATCCGAACTCCCCGCCGTGCGCGCCCAGCTCGAGCGGGACATTGCGGCGAAAGCAGGTGCGGCACCGAAGGCGATGCCCGCGCCCGACGAGCCTCCGCCGCGCCAGTTTCCGCTGGCCGGGCAGCCCCGCACCGGAGGCAAACCATGACGCTGATCGTCGAAGACGGCACCGGCCGCGACGACGCCGAATCGCTGGCCTCGGTCGACCAGGTCGATGCGCACCACGCGGCCCGGGGCAATCCGCGCTGGGCGACGTTGACCACGACCGAGAAAGAGCAGGCGCTGCGCCGCGCGACCGATTACATGGGCCAGATGTACGCCACCAGGTGGAAAGGCGTGCGTGCGCAGGCCAGCCAGGCGCTGGACTGGCCGCGCGTCGATGTCCGGCTGCCGGGCGCGGGCTGCGTGCCGAGCGACGCAATCCCGCGACAGATCACGCAGGCCATGGCAGAGCTCGCGCTCAAGGCCGCGGCCGGCGAGCTGGCGCCGGACCTGGGCCGCACCGTGGCCGAGAAGACCATCGGTCCGATCAAGACCGTGTACGCGGCCGGCGCGCCGGAATACGTGCGGTATCGCGCGGTGGATCTGCTGCTGCAGCCCCTGCTGGGCGGCGGCGGTCTGGGAATTCGACTGGAGCGCGCATGAGCTACGACCAGGACGCCCGCGATGCCGACGCTGCCTTCCGCGCGGATGGCCAGCTGATCCGGCTGACCAGCAAAACCAAAGGGCCGTACGCGAACGGCTCAGTGCTCACTGTCACGACCGAGGCCAACGTGTGGGGCATCGATACCGCCGTCTCGACGAACGCCGTCGGCACGACGACGCAGGCCGGCACGCTGGTCGCCGCCGGGGACCGCAAGCTGATCATCTCCGCGTTTTCCGATGCCGGCGCCCCCCTCCCCGAGCCGAAGCACGGCGACCTGGCCCAGGTGGGCGCGAAGGTCTACACCGTGCGAAACGTCGACCCGCTGTCGCCCGGCGGCGTGGTCGTGCTCTACAACCTGATCGTGGGAACCTGATGGGCACCTTCTCCGCGCAGATCAACGCCTGGATCCAGAAGACCAAGGACGACGCCGACAAGATCGTGCGGTACGCCCTGCAGACGATCGATGGCCGGCTGGTGCATCGCTCGCCGGTCGGTGACGCGACCTACTGGCATCGGCCGCCGCCCAAGGGCTATACCGGTGGGCAGTTCCGGGGTGCGTGGTCGGTCTCGGAATGGGCACCGAACGCTGGTGCTGGCCTGGATCGGGTCGCCGGCCACACTGGCGGGAGGATCGACAAGGACGGCGCCGCGACGCTGGCCTCGCACGCTGGCGTCATCGGCGCCGCCAAGGCGGGCAACGTCTACTACGTGTACAACCCGCTGCCGTACGCCAAGCGCATCGAGCAAGGCTGGTCCCGCCAGGCGCCGGTCGGCCTGGTCGCCATCACGGTCGTCGAGTGGAACAACATCGTCGAGAACGTCGTGAACGGTGTGAAATCCGGTACGAGTGCGGCCGACTTCGCCCAAGGATGGGAGAGCTACAAGCTATGAGCCAGAACGCCATTCGAAACGCACTCGAGGGTGCCCTCGGCGCCATCGCGCCGGCGCTCGACACGGCGCACGGCAACGAGGCATACACGCCCGTCCCCGGGCGGCCGTACCAGGAAGTGCACGTAATGTTCGCCACGCCCGGCAACCCGACGATGGGCGACGGCTTCTACCAGGAGCTGGGCGTCCTGCAGGTGAACCTGCTGTACCCGCCCGGCGAAGGCAGCGCTGCTGCGGCCGCGCGCGCAGGCCTGATCCGTCAGGCGCTCAAGCGCGGCTCGACCTTCGCCGCCGGCGGCATCACCGTCCAGATCGACAAGACGCCTGAGGTGTCCGGCGGAGTGGTCGACGGCGACCGGTGGCGGGTCGTCGTTCGCGCGCCGTTCCACGCCGACATAAACACCTGATTCAATCCCTGGCCGCTCGCTGCGGCTGCTCTTTCGGGCTCGCTACGGCGGGCCTTTTTCGTTCTGAAAGGCTTACCCATGGCAAAAACTGCCCAAGGCATCAACAAAATCACCGTCATCAAGGCACAGACCGGCCTCGGCGTCCCAGCCACCGGCGCCGGCGGCCAGATCCTGCGCCGCAAGACCTCGGTCGCGAAGAAGACGCGCGCCACCTACGCGAACGACGAGATCGTGCAGCATCAGCAGTCGACCGGCGTCAACCTGGGTACCGCGTCGACCTCGTGGGACTTCGACGGCCTGCTGTCGCCGGGCACCTACGCGGTGCCGCTGCAAAGCCTGCTGCGCAAGGTGTTCGCCGCCGGCGCCGTGACCGTTGCCGCCGCGCTGACGATCGCCGGCACCGGCCCGATCTACACCATCACACGCGGCAACGGCTCCTACCTCACCGACGGCATCAAGGTTGGCGACGTGGTGCAGCTGGGCGGCGGCTCGTTCAATACCGCCAACGCGGGCAACAACCTGCTCGTCGCCGCGCTGACCGCCACAGTCGCCACCGTCATGACCATCAACGGCTCGGCGCTGGTCGCCGAAGGCCCGATCGCGAGCGGCGTAATGACCGTCGCCGGCAAGAAGTCGCTGGTCCCGATGAGCGGCCACACCGATACGCTGTTCACGGTCGAGGAATGGTACGGCGACATCAGCAAAAGCGAGCTGCTCCCTGACCTGCGCATCGGCCAG